TTAACATTACAGCAAATGCAAACTTTGGACGATCTGCAAATACAGAAAAAGTGGCTATTAACATACCACTAGCTAATAAACTATCAGCCATTTTTCTAATTCCTTTGGGAGTAGGTTCCCAATAACCTTTCCATGTAAATTTCATATTATTATATTTTAAATACCAGTAGCTACTCTCACCCAGTTACTATATATTGATTTAAATGTGTAAGAGGTTCCTGCTGGAAGAGTAGATATAACTGTTCCATTAGGTTTTATTATTTTAACAGCATTTAGTCCACCAAAAGTAATATCATTACTACTGCCCATATCACTATTAATTATAGTGATTGTTGTACCAGCATGAATTTCAGGAGCTGGAAAATTAACAGTATATCCAGTAACACCAGATACTGTAGTAAATTGATAAATTCCTGGAACTTTTATTAGAAAATCAGCACCCTCTCCATTTATATTATCATAAACAGGTTCTGCTGTAGGAGAAAGACATGACCAATATCCTGTAGTTTCATTAAATATAAACTCATATGTATATCCTGCAGGAATATATTCTATTATATAAAAGATTCCAAATCCTTGATACTCTGGAATTGTTCCTGTAACTGTAATAAAATCAGTACCTCTATTAGTTACTATAACTCTTTTACCATCTAACCCAGCTGTAGAAGAAAATGCTAAAGTATTTGTTTGTTCTTCATCTACAGCAGTAACAATATACCATCCTTGTTCAGATATAGTATATGTATTATCTAATAAACTAACTTCTGTTACATTAAAACCAGCATTACAACAAGCATCTATTTTACAACAGAGTCTTTTAATTCTTGTGTTTATAGCAGCTATTTGTTCAAAAAGTCCTAGGGCCATGGTATTAAGATTTAGGTATATATTTATTTATATCAAATATTTCTTCAGGTTTAAAGTATTTGTCTCTATATTCTCTAAATACTAAAGGTTTAGTTTCATCATCTATTACAGAAGCTGTAATTTTTTTATTAAAAATAGCTTGTTCTAAAACCTGTACATCTCTTTTAAGATTTTGAATATCCGTTTTGTCTATATTAGACTGAGCTAAAAGAGCTTTAATATCAGATCTCATTTCAGTGACATCCCTCCATATAAGGGTGGCTAAAATTGTTACAAGTGCTGGGAAAAGATAGATCTTAACTGCATTTCCCAAAGAGTTTTTAGGGTTAGGAACTCCACTCATTTTTCTACATATTTATAAATTCTAAAATATATATAGAACCAAGTGTCACCGGGTTTACTGATCTGTCTTTATTGACAACCCCTGAGAGAGGCAAGCTGATCAATAATAGTAGCTGAAGATGTTTTAACAACCCGGCACACTATACGGTTCTACTACGAACTATTTACAATATAATATACTATTTTTTCACTAAAAATCCATATATTTGTTCCCCAAAACTTTACAACAATGATTAAATACACAAGGAAACAGGTGCTTGAAAAGAAACTCATAAAGGAGTTTAAACAAGACTTTTACAAAAAACTAGGCTACATGCCTATTGTAACTACAGAAATAAAGCTAAGAGAAAGTGACATTCCCATCCTTAGTTTAAATCAACTAGAAGAATGTTTTATAGAAACCTTTCCCCAATATCTTAGAAAAATGGGGGATTTGAAAGCCAAAGACAGGCACAGGGAAAAAGTGGATATGAGATGTTTATTTACTCACTTTGCTAGAGCAATGAGATATAAGTATACATATATTGGAACTTATCTAAATAATAGACACCACACTACAGTGCTTCATTATAGTATGTTATTTAGAAATCAAATGGATACCAATGACTTATTCATATATATGCACAATAAAATATTAGATAAAATAAAAAATAAAATAGACAAAGATGAGTCATCAGTTGTGGAGCACTTTAATCAGGCATGGGATTAGTCCTAATCAGATTTACTTTTTAGATTGTTGTAGAAACAAGATAAAACCTACAGATATTATTGATCAATATGCAGAGCATTTGATTTGTCAGACTAAAGGTTATATAGATGAAAACGGTAAGATAACAAACAAAGGTTTGCTTATATTAGAAGAATTTGAAACTTATTTAGTTAAGACTAAAAAGAAAGTGGTAAGTGAAGTTTTGGGACCTAACTTTATGGAGATGGTTACTAAGTATAGAGAACTGTTTCCATCTAAAAGATTTCCTTCTGGAGAATTAGCAAGACAATCTATACAAGAACTTAAAGATAAGTTTGTATGGTTCTTTAAAACATATCCAGATTATACATGGGAACTTGTATTTGATGCTACGGACTACTATCTTCACCTTAAACAGCTAGTTGACTATCAGTATGCTATAACAAGTAGCTACTTTATAAAAAAGACTGACCCAAGAACTAAAGAAACAAGATCTGTACTAGCAGATTATTGTCAGCAAATACTGGATGATCCAGATTTATTAACGTAAATTATAAATATGAGTAGATTTGAAAGAATGATTCATGCATTTTTAATTAGCTTTACATGTTCTATCCTATCATGGATGATTATAAATCTTCTAATAATAAACATAGAGTTTTATAAATACATTTTGATAGAACTGTTACTGTTAGTAATGCTTAAACTTTCTTTATACATACAGAAAAAGTTAGGAATATGAAACAAAATAATCCATTTGGAGCTAGAAATTATTCAGAGATATTAAGAGAAGGTCTTCAATATATAAATGACCGAAGAAAGGGTAGGATTAAATCCTTCAAGACTCCATGGATAGGTATTAACAGATCCGGTGTAGGAGGACTAGAATGGGGGTCTATGCTCACCATAGGTGCTAGACCAGGTTCTGGTAAAACACTTATTGTTAATCAGATACTGAGAGAAGCTCGTAAGAATAATCCTGACCAAGACTTTAACCTTCTTGATTTTCAGTTTGAGATGGGAGGAAAGCAGTCAGCAGCTAGAGCTTTTGCAGCAGAAACAGCACTAGATTATAATGTAGTGCTCTCTACACAGAAAGATCTAGATGACTTCTCTTATAATATGATGGAACAATATGTTTTAGAAACAGAAGCTTTAGAAGCAGTGGGTATCCAAAGAAAGGTTATCAGTACACCTCTTACACATTCCGGGATAAAGAGTGCAGTGGAACATTACTTTAATGAGATGGGTGGTAAACCCATGGTTGTAACAATAGATCACAGCTGGCTTATTAAGAGAATGCCTGATGAGAAAGAAAAAATCACCACTCTATATAACACTGTAGAGATGTTGATGCAACTTAAGAATGACTATCCTATAATTATTATTATGATTACACAGCTTAACCGGGGGATGGAGGAGTATGCTAGAAAGACTCCAGGTATAATAGCAAACTATCCAACCAGTAATGATATATTTGGTGGTGATGCTCTTATGCAGGGATCTGACATGGTGATAGCTCTTAGTAGACCATTCACTCTAAACATACCATTATATGGAGATAAAGCTTACATGGTACATCCCGATGATATATTTGTTCATCTTTTAAAAGTTAGGAATGGTGCAGATAATATATCTATACTATTTATGAAAGCTGAATTCAAACGTCAGAGAATGATAGAAGTTCTTGAACCAGTTTCTACCAATAATGGTGGTGCTAGTAGAGGAGGATACACTAGACTTTCACAAAGAAGTCAACAGAATCAATCGTCATCTACTGATATAGATGTAGATGATATTTAATAACAACAAAACAAACAAACATGACAGACAATTCAACATTTGATTTGAAAGAGTGGAAGAAGGCCAAGCTAGATGCTATTAGGTCTCACCACACTGGATTAATCAACGACCTTGGAGTTAGTCCGTTAGATTTCAACATGAAGAAAGCCTTCTATGACAAACAAGGCAGAGAAGTTGTTGGAATCTTTGGATCAGAATTCCGAAAAGAGAAAGGCTTTTTCTTTGAGCTTATCAGTAGTGATCTTGATCCTATTGATCCTGAAAGAAAAGTTTATAGAGTACCACCAAATGCTTGTTATGAAGAAGAGTATGAGCTTAATCCTAAGAACTCATACAATGTTCCTCTAGAAGAACTAAGAGTGGTTAATCCTTACTCAGCTACTATTACAAAGGGAACACAATTCTCAAAACTTGATGAAAAAAGTAAAGAAAAAGTTTTGAAGAATCCACAAGTTTCCCTACCTTTACAGGACGCACCTTACAGTGAAATGACTATCACAGATTATATGGCCATCCACACTGGTAAACCTGTTAGTTTAAAGAGCTGGTTGAACGAGTTAATCAAAACATCATAATAACATGGCACAGAGTATCTTAGTAATTGCTGAGTCCGGTAGTGGAAAGTCTACTAGTATAGAAAACTTGGACCCTAAAGAAACCTTTATTATCAACGTAGCTAATAAGCCGTTGCCTTTTAAAGGATGGAAGAAAAAGTATACCATTTGGAGTAAAGAGAACCCCGGTGGTAATATGTATGACAAATCCAGTGTACCGAATATTGAAGCATGTATTAAGTATGTAAATGACAAAAGACCTGAAATCAAAGTTTTAGTAGTTGATGACTTTCAGTATATGAGCTCATTTGAGTTCTTTGAAAGAGTTGATGAAAAAGGCTATGATAAGTTCACTCAGATTGGTGCAGGTTTAGCTAGAATTGCTAGAATGCCTAAAGATTTGAGAGATGATCTTCAGATTTACTATCTAACACATGCTGAGGAATCTACAGACTTAGAAGGTAAGAAACGTTACAAAGCCAAAACCATTGGTAGAATGGTAGATGAAAAGCTAACATTAGAAGGCTTATTCTCTATTGTACTATTTGGTAAGGTGAAGAAGGACAAAGATGGTGCTATCCGTCACGTGTTTGAAACACAGAATAACGGAGAGAACACATGTAAAAGTCCTAAAGGAATGTTTCCATCTTTTGAGATTGTAAATGATCTCAACTATGTAAGACAAGCAATTATAGACTACGAGAATTAAACTTTCATTATTTAAAAAAACACAGTATGTTTAACACAAAAGGACAAGAAATCAAAACCGGAGCAGGTACTCCAAAATCTTTACAAGCAGGTGTTGTAAAAGCACACATCCACAGTGGGTCTGTAAGAACAGCAAAAAGTGGTAAGAAATCTTTAGAACTAATCTTAGAAGGTCCAGCAATGGATGGCTTTGAAGGTTGGGCTATTGATAAGAATAATCCAGAAGGAGCTAAGTTTATTGGTCAATCTAGTAGAGTTAGTGCCACCATCTATTCTGATCAATATGATTCAGATAGTCCGGCTAAAAATGAGATTATTTATAAGTTGTTATATATTGCATCTGAATTAGGACTTAGAGATGATGCTGACAATGTTAGTGCTAAGACCATTGAAGAATGGGTTGCAGGAGTAATTAACATTCTAAAAGGCAAAGATCTTTATTTCTTCTTGAAAGGTACAGAAGAAGAGTATAATGGTAAAACAATTATCAAACTATCTTTACCAAGATATAAGTTTGCATCTGCAGATCAATCAGGTTTAGATAAATTTGATAAGAACAATCAGTTTCATTATAAAGCTCTTCAGACAAAAACAGTTTCTGGTTTTGAACCAGCTGTTGATGACTTTGATATGTAATCTTTGTTCTCTGTTTTATGATATGGTGTGCAAAATGGGGGTAGGAAACTATCCCCACTTTTGTTTTAAAATTATTTAGTATGTTTAAAACTAAGAATTTAGTTCACGATGTAAAGCAAGTGCCTACAGCTTGGATATTTCAACACTTCTGTAAGATAAAGGAAAAGCTCACAGGTCAGGATGTAAAGATTAAATCACTCTTTAATCCTAAAGAACGTACACCTAGCATGTGTATTTATACAGACAGTAGTCAGATCTATAAGTATAAAGATTTCTCTACAGGGAAAGGAGGTAGTGCTATAGATTTTATAAAAGAGTTTAAACAACTTAACTTTTACAAAGCATCACAACTTATTGTTGAAGAATATAATGATTTTGTTCTACACAATAACGGAGGATATGATGTAGGAGAATTTAAACAACAGTCTAAGTATAAGGTTACTAAGTTTAAGTTTAGAAGTTGGACCACTCAAGATCAATATTTCTGGACACAGTTTAATATTGGATCTAAACTACTAGAAGAGTTTCATGTGAAGCCACTAGAAAGTTATAAGATGACTAAAGATGATAAAGAACTTTGTATTAAAGGACTCTATCTATATGGTTATTTTAAAGCAGATGGTACTCTATATAAAATCTATCAACCTAAAACTCTTGATAAGAAGTTTATAAAGGTCACTGACTACATCCAGGGTATGCACCAATGCACCGGTGAGAAGTATCTTATAATTACATCTAGTTTAAAAGATATAATGTCTATTAAATCTTTAAAGCTGCAGTTAGATGTCATAGCTCCTGATAGTGAGAACACTATGATTAAACAAGACGTGATGGAAGAACTTAAAAATAAGTATTCTAAAATCATTGTTATGTTTGATAATGACGAAGCAGGTATAAAAGCTATGCAAACTTACAAGGAGAAATATCCTTTTATAGAAATTGCCCTACTCCCTATGAGTAAGGACATATCAGATAGTATAAAAGATTTTGGAGCTAAAGAAGTTCGTAACAGATTAGTTCCTATCTTAGATAAAAAATTAAGTAATGGCTAAGAAAAAAGTAGCAAAACCTAGAAAGAATGCAGCA